TGAAGGCATAGAGCACAAAAATTGTACATATAAGCCATCCCACTCATATATTGGATATATAAGCTCTTGGAGCACTGCTGCAACTATTTTCAGCTCGGATTCATTATAACCGCATTCAATACATATGCGATAAATTACCCCAGCCGCAGCAGCTAACAACTTGGGACTCAAAGATTTATCCCAATGTTTATAATCACCACAAAAGAAACGCTCACTACATCCTTCTTGAAATATAGATTTATAAAGTCTTGTCCAATCATCATCATAACAGTTAGCGCTTATACAGCACTCAAACTTATCCCAATGCAACTGAAAAACTCGATTTAATGACCCTAGAGCCTGTTTAGTTAGTATTAAATAATCTAATGGAGTACCTGCGAAAATACGCAAATCCTCCTTAGTATATTTAGTAGCTTCATCCTTAACATTAGCTCTAAAAATCACATAAAGTCTTTCATCATTTTGGGATTTTTCAATAAGCTCATCCACTCTGTCATAGACTTCCTGATCGAATCGTATATATGAGTACACACCATAATCATCTACAATACTCTTTTCGTGGTCAATGAGTGTATTCTTACTTGCATCAATAGGATGACCTGCCGAAGTTGACATATCAATCCTATCAATACCAGTCACTCCTGGCATTCCATTGACCGCGATATCAGAGCTTATGAAATGAACATGTTCTTGCAAACCATATTCATTAATGACCTTGACATGATGGTCAAGAACATCATACATACATTTATCAAGAAGATCAGGATCAAAATTATTACAAGGCTCCATCATATTTTGAGCATTTGTCTGAAACGGCTTCCATGTGCCCAAGCCTTTCGGCTTTCCATGAATACGTGGTAATCCCATTACCTTGGTAACACTATCACTTATTATACTCTGTTTAACATCAGAGCGTAAAGTGCGTGTTCCCTTCACATGGGGCCCGTAAACTTCCACGGCCGATGGTTTAGACGCATCCATATATCGCAGACAATGCTTAGGATGCACATCATGATCACATATTCCATCGACACATAAGGCCGTCTGCTCAAAATCATA